CGTCCCCGGCTGATTGCCGAACTTCAGGCGAGCAATGATCCGGCGGGAACGCTGGAGGGTTGGCGGGAACTGTTCACCCGCGATCCCATGAACGTGCGTATCGACATGAGCCGCGCCGCCCTGCCCAGCAGCACGGACATCAACAAGAACGAAATCTCCAGCATGGTCCGCGAGTTCGCTGGCCGTCCTGAAGAGTTCGCCAAGGCAATCAACAGCCGCATCAAGCGGTAAACAGGAAAGGAACTACCAATGTCTGACATGGGATTCACCCCGAACTTCATCGCAAGCGGCGATATCAACCCGTTCCGCTTCGTGGAGATCAACACTTCTACGGCGTTCACGGGCCAGCAGGCCAATGCTGCTTCGGACAACGTGCTTGGTGTCACGGACGGCAGCGTGAAGCGTTTTGATTTGACCGTCCACGCTGCTGCTGGCGACCCGATCACCCTCCAGCCGTCGAACACGGTGCAGGTTGAATCGGGCGCGGCAATCAGCACCATCGGCACGCTTCTGACTTCGGATTCGTCCGGTCGGGCGATCGCTGGTGTGTCTACGAACGTGTGCTACTACATGGCACTTGAAACTGCTGGCGGCGCGGGTGAAATCATCCGTGCGTTCCGCTTCGGCACTCGCGTTGTCTAAAGCCATTACCTACAAGGAGGACTAAACAATGGCATTCTCTGTTGTCGGTGGTGGACTTTCGACGTACGTCCCGTCCACCAATGATCTTGCGACGGGTGCGCTTCAGGTGGAGTTCACCCGAAGCGTCAATTCGTTCGCTCTCACCCGGTACGCGCAGTTGGTTCCCGTCACGAAGATGACGGGGTACTATCTGCGGCAGGACGTTCCGGACAACGTTCGCCTGACGAGCGACCGCGAGTTTGCTTGGCCGCTGGGCAATGACCGCCCCACGGGTAAGCAGAACGCGTTTGACTTCGTGCAGTACGCCACGCAGCGTTTCGCGTTCCCCTTCTACATCCCGCAGGAGACTGCGACGCAGGCCGCGTGGGATGTCGTTGCGCAGCACGCTCGCAGCAAGGCGCAGTTGGCGATGACCGCCCGTACGAACCGTGCGGCGGCCATCCTGACCGATACGGGCAACTGGGGCAGCAACTTCGTTGCGAACCCCACGGCTTCCCCGATTTCGGCTGCGTCGTACTGGAACGGCAGCAGCGTTGCGAACGGAAGCATTCAGGCTTCTATTCAGGCGGTCATGCGGCAGGTGAGCCTGTCAAGCGGCGGCGCGATTGCCCCCAATCAACTCATCATGGTCATTTCTCCGACCGTGGCGAACGTGATTGCACAGGCTCCGGAAGTCAAGGAATACGTGAAGAACTACCCCGCCGCCCTGTCGTTCCTTCAGGGTTCGGATACGTTCTCGCGCTGGGGCATCCCCCCGACCCTGTTCGGACTGGGCGATGTCGTGGTCGATGACTCCGTGAAGGTGACGAGCAAGAAGGGTGCAACCCTTTCGACTTCGTACATCTACGGCGAGTCGGCCATCTTCGTGTCGCGTCCGGGTGGACTGGTCGGCGTTGAAGGCGCATCGTCCTTCAGCACGTGCCAAATCTTCGCGTACGAGGACATGACCGTTGAGCAGTTCAACGATCCGATGAACCGTCGCATCGAGGGTCGAGTCATCGACAACTCGGTGGCTGCGGTGGTGGCCCCGGTTGGCGGCTACCTCATCGGTGATGTCATCAACTGATAAGTGAAGCAGCGGACAACGGGTGGGGGGGGCTTCGGCCCCCCCTCCCCGGCTTCTGAAAGGCGGCACGATGGCATACGCTGATTACGCCGACCTAGAGGCTGCGCTGGATCAGAACATCATCGCGCAGTTGTGTGGGGATGCGGGCACCCCGATGCCGGGGCCGAACCCGATGACCACGCACGCGCTTGACCGGGCGACGGCCATCATCCGGTCCTATGTCCGGGTGGGCAACATTTACACGGACGCGGAACTGGCTGCGCTTGACGCGGCCAACGATCCGTTGCTGGTCACGATGGCTGTTGACCTTGCGACGGAGTTCCTGTTCCAGCGGCGCGGGTCCAAGTTGACCCCCGCGATTGAACAGCGCATCAAGCAGACGTATTCGATGCTGGAGGGGCTGCGGGACGGCAAGATGCTGTTCGGCTCCGTGGGCGCGAACGCGGACGCGGGTACGCCCGTGGTCAAGGCGGTGGGGTCCGCCGTGACCGGGTGGTACAACCAAGTGTCCAACTCGCAATTCTTCCCGCCCCGCCGACCCACGGCCTATCCGTGAACTGGCGTAGCCGGGTGCGGCAGGCGTTGGGCGACCCGTCCGTGGCGGCGGGCATCGCGCAAATCGTCGCGTACTACATGAAGGAACACATCGACCGTTCAGAGGGTCGCGGCGCGGGCGGGCAGGCGGTCGCCTACGCCCCGCTGAAGCCTTTGTACGGCGAGTTTTGGACAAACAAGCCCGTGAAGGGCGGTACGGTGGTCAAGACCCGCCAAACGGCTTCAGGCCGCACGGAATACCTTGTGCGCGTTCCGGGCTACCGTAACGGCGGGCACCCCCTGCGGGACACCGGGCTGCTCTACGGCAGTCTGACGGCCACCGGGAAGGCAAGCGGCAGCAGCATCAAGGTGACCCTGCGCGGCCCGAAGTACGCCCTGTATCAAGACAAGGGGCTTACGACCAAGCGCACCAACTACATCCCCCTCACCCTTGCGGCCAAGCGCGGCCACGGCACGGGCAACGACCCCGGCAAGGAAGGCTTCGCGGAGGGGCGCGACTACCTGCTGGCTCGGCGGGGAGTCAAGGTGCCAGCACGACCGTTCCTCCTTCCGACGCGGCAGGAGATGACCGCTGTTGGAAAGAGCATCTATCTCGGACTACGATCCATTCTTAAGAGGACTTGACCCATGCCTATTGCCCTGTACGTCCCCGGACCCACCATCATCTCCGTTGATACGGCCAACAGCGGCACGTACACGGAACTTGGTCGGTCGGACAACGACAACCTGCCGTCCATCTCGTTCACCGACCATCGCCACGAAGTCAAGACGGTTTCTAGCGGCGCGGTGCCGGAAGAAATTGTCATGCAGAACACCGAAGCCATCGTGACTTGCGCGCTGGTGAAGTGGGATGCGGATGTCCTGACCAACCTGCTAGCGGACAACCGTGGCAATGCCTTCACCCCGGTTGTGGGGCGGCAGTTGGTGAGCAGCAACGGCTTCTTCGGTCTGCGTATTCGCTCGGTGGCAAACGGCAATCTCGCCTACACCTTTACCCACGCCTTCCTGCGTTCGGACAGCGTTTCGGATTCGCAATGGGGCAACCGTGAGCGCGTGCTTGCGCTGAACTTCCATTGCATCCCGAACCCCTCCACGAACCTTCTCTACGCCTACGCGACGGTTTCATAATGCCCATCGAACTGACCGAAAACGACGATCCCATGCTGTTCGCCGTGTCGCTTCCCAACGGGCGACTGGTGTTCCAGTTCAACGAAGTGACCGCGACGCTTCAGGCGATGAACGGCGGGCAGAACCCCGGCGTGCCGGAACTTGCCCGCGCCATGCGCGAGGCGAGCCGCACGGCAGACGTAGCGAAGGACGCGACGGACGCGCAGTTGTTCGCCGCGTATGCGCGTGCAGCGCAGAGGGTGGAGCAGGCGGGAAACGGCTGAAGGCGGTAGCCCGGTTCGTAAGCGTCTACGGGCGACCGCCGACAGAGTTCGACAAGGACACGGCGATGGGCCTCATGGCGAACATCCCCGCAGTCGAAGCCGCGCAAGCACTTGTGTTTGCCCGCGCCATTTCGATTGCCTTTGGTGATGGGAAGCAGATGGCTTCGACGGTGTACGCCGCGACGGGCAGCAGTCGGCTGGCGCAGAAGGTTGAAATCGACTCCATGAGGCAGGCGCGATGACGAACACGGGCGAAATCCTGTTTGAAGTGCGCGACCGCCTTGCGGAGTGGATGCAGGAGCGCGGGTACGGGTCGAACGTCTACATCGTGGAAGCCCCGATTGATGACATGGTGGGGCAGTACGCGGTGCAGATTGTTCCCGGCCCTGACACGGCGGCGCACCCGAACAGCGGGGTGGGCCTGATTCGGACGAACGTGGACATGGTGGTGTGGTGGCGCGGCATGGCCGACCCGGTGATGCGCGGCACGTACCGCATTGCAGGCGCGGAAGGCATCCAGCAGTTCGCGGATGTCCTGCGCGAATGGCTGGTGCAGCGCACCTTCGGCGGTCGCATGGTGGTGCCGATGACGTTCCGCAATGGCGGCACGGTGCAGGCGGTGCCGGAACTGGAGGGGTGGCTGACGCTGAAGGACACCTACGAGTTCGGCTATGAGATGGATTGGGAGGTGAAATAGCCGTGGAGGATCTAGGAACAATCAGCATCAACATCCGCGAACTTGGCGGCGGGGGCGGGGGTGGAGCGGGTAGCGGCAACGTCGGCGGTGGTCCGGGCGGCGGTGGTGGCGGCTTTCAGACGAGCATGGGCAATCGTCTGCTCGGCCCGCTGACGGCCATGCAAGACCGCATTTCTTCGGCGGTCGGGGTTTTGGCAGGATCGGTGAGCAATTCGTACCAAGCCTTTAGCGATGTCAAGCGCACGGTGGCTTCGGGCATGGTGGCAATGCAGGTAGACCGCGCACGCGCTGCGGGCTTTGCGAGCAACCTTCGGTCTGAACTGGTGGGGTTCTTTCGTGCGCCGACGATGGGTGGCTACTCGCAACTCATGCGCGAAGGCACGGCGACTAGCACCGTTATTAATGCGCTTGGCAAGACGGGCAAGGTGGTGGACAAGGCGTTGTATGGCTTGTCGGTGGTCGGCTCCGTGGCATCGCTGGCACTTGCAGGGTTGCGTGCGTCGGCAGACTTCACGGCCAAGCGCGTGGAAGCGGTCGGCACTTATAGCGGGCGCGTGCAGGCGGAATTGCTGATTCAGCAATTCTCCAAATTGCGGATGGCGATGGACGAAGCCGCCGTGAACGGAAAGATTTACGCGCAGGCGGTTCGGATGCAGACGTACGAACTTGTCGTGGGCGCGCTGTTTGACCGTGAATTGGGGCGCATTACCGCATCTCTGTCGCAGGCATTTTCGGCCCTGAAAGTGGTGTTGTATTCCGTTGGGGCTGCGCTGTTGATGATCGTCAACCTGCCTACTCGGATGTCGGAATGGCTGGAATCCCCGGTGCGGGCGATGTTTGACGCGGCGTTGCCGGGTTCGGCCCTGTACGGGGTGCGCGAGATTCTGAAGTATCTCGGGTTCATTGAGGACAACACGCGCAAGACAAATGCGATAGACCCGAACGATGTCAACGCATGGTTCCAAGCGGACATCCGCGCCATGACCGGAAAGGTGTATTGAAATGCCAAGCACGCTCACGATGCAGTTGTCTACCGGGGCCAGCGCGACGTTCAACAACGTGCAGGTGGATGCCTACAACTGCGACCCGATCTATGCGGAAGGAACGCAGATCGTGACAGAGCAGAAGCGCATGGTGCGCGGAACGGCCATCGTCAACACGGGCACGACGAACTACAGCACGTTCCTCAACACGTTGCGCGACTCGGCGGGCAGGCTGAACACGGCTTCGCTCACAGTCAATGGGCAAAGCCTGTTCGCGGCATCGACAGACGCACGTGGCTGGCCGACCGCAAAGGTGGAAACCACGGAAATCGTCGGCACGCAGACGGCGTTGATGCGGTTTGAGATTGAGAACCACGTGACGTTCAACGGCGATCAAACCGTGACGGCGCACCGTTGGACGCAGCGGATGTCAATGGACGCAGCCGGGAAGCCGACGCGCACCGTAAACGGCACGCTGCACATCACGCGCAGCACTTCGGGAAGTTCTACGACTGCACCGACTGGACCCTCCTCATTCACAGGCCGGGTGGCTTATGCCGACCTGTTCCGGAATGCAATCATCCCGCCCGTTCCCGGTCCGGGCTGGCGGCGTGAGGGGCAGGAGTTCGCGCTGGACGAGTTGGGAACGATGCTCACCTACTCGTTCACGGACAAGTGGCATACCCACGACCTACCGGACGGGGTGAAGGTGGGCAACATGAACT